ACACAAAGTCCCCTCTTGAGATCGTATTACTGGTGATAGCAAATATGTCTAACATGATGAGATACATGTTTGACTACCCACACATAACACGATCGGCTGTGGACAGGAGTAAAGTGTATGTTGAGTATTCTGCAGTTAATGGGTATCAGGACACCCCTGTTTGTAAGTATAAAGGGGCTGAGTTCCCATGCTCTTCATATAGAGTCAGCACAAAAACACGATATCGCCTGTCCACATTTATTGAAAAGGGTGAACTCCCGCATAATTGGGGTAAAGATTATCTTCAAGTGAAAGGGAAATCCCCATCTTTCTTTGATTCTACCATAGAGAAGATTTCATACCTAAACCTAGACAAGCAATTGAAGTGGGCTGAACCCAATTTAAAAACAGCTCTATCATGGCCCTTAGGTAAACCCACCTTGGCATTTTTTAAGCTGTCTCAAATATCTAGTTATGACTACCACTGGGAAGAAAAGTGCTCATTCATGACTCTTGTGATGAGGTGTGGTGATGGCGAACAGATAGATGATTCATTAGTCAATCTTTACAAAAGTGTCATAAGGGAGCTCAAAAATCGAGACATAAGGCATGAGAACTTTACTGGTCAAGATATAGAGAAGGAAGTAGCATATGTTCAGCTCATTAGGATGTTGACAGCCCTTCCTTATGACTATTACGAATCTGAGTTCCACTCTCTACTGTATGACTATGTGAAAGAACTTTCTTTGGTTATAACGCCTCACCTTCTTGGTAATAGAATGTGGGAGCCCAAATCCACTCATGATGATCAATTCAATGATCTGTTTGATGAGATGGATTCAGATTTCGATGATGAAGCCACAGCCGATTACAATCATGACTCTGCCTAAGGTGGGTTGGGGAAGGATTGGGAGGTTTTGGTTCAGGGGATGGGAGGTGTGAGGAATGTTCTAACAATTGGCTATTCCAAATTCAATAGGCAGCTCATTTTGCAGTGCGGAAGGCTTTAGCGGCTGATTTTACATTTTCAGCAGGCTGAAGGTTAGCATCAAGTATGCCCAGGCTCTTGAGAAATCCTTTTCTCTGATCACGACTCAAGAAAGAGCTATTTATGGCAGCATTCATTGGTCTATCAAAAGTGCTGAACACTTCAGAGGCTGAAAGTCCACGATTCCTTGGGTTTATAGTGCGAGAGAATTGCACCATGAACAAACTGAAAGCATCAACTATTACTGATAGCACTTCTGAGGGAAGACCAGGGTCAATAAGACCAGCAAAGCTTGGATGCATCATTGGTCTTGGATAATTTTTAGAGAGACCATCCATGTGTCTTCCTGTTACAGGCAAGTATTCTTCCACCACCTCAGTAGCTTGGCAAGTGTAACCAGCAAGGGCAGCTGTCACTCTAGATAGGGTCAGATCATCCCTGGATGGGTTCCCTTCTTTCAGGTTGTATTTCTTTATAAGCCCTTGAACAATTTTCTTCCCTTTATCAGACATCTTTGTTATCATCTTGCTGGGCTTGTTGCCCCTAGTGAGACATAAGATGATCATCTGCTTTGCATCATCCTTCCAGTGGTTCCCCCCTCTGATCTGCAACAGCTCAATAACCCTACGAGCATCAAAACCCTGATAAGCAAATGCCTGAATCCAAGAAGCAATGGTTTGTTCATCCACTTCCTCTCCCGCCAACTCAACAGCAAGTTCTTCAAAAGACATTATTAGAAAATGTTAGATATTCACTTGTTAACAATCCTTGAGGAGCTTTGTGT